CGCTTTCGGTTCAATAGCGTTGACAAAATCCAAGCCCAAAGTAAGAGCAGTAATATCAGTCTTATCTCTGCTATCGGATACACCAGTTATTGAAGTATCTTGGCATTTCAAATCGTTTATAGAGCTATTACCCAACACAAACTGATTTGCATAAGCTGAAGCGTAGTTACCAAACGCATTAGCATTACTGCCGTTTGCAACTGCACCATATCCTACAGCATGAGCATTATTATTGGAGGCCGAAGAAAAAGCCCCAATCGCCACTTGATAGTTTCCACCTGCATATCCTTTGTAGCCAAAAGCAGAACTAGTATAAGCCGCATAACACCTAACAGTGGAACTATATCCACTGCCAACTGCTGTACTGTAGTTACCAGCGTCAGACCAAGCACCGATAGCAATCGGGTTGGTTGTACCATTAGCATCTGCGGCATAGCCGATAGCAATCGAACCATTAGAATTAGAGCCTCTAGCGTATGCGCTATCGCCAATCGCAATACTTGCTTGAGTGATTGCTCTAGCTTGTCTACCAACCGCAACTGTGGCGGTCTGTGATGCGTTAGAGCCTTGACCCAATGCAACAGAGTTAGACCCACCAGACGAAGCAGAACCAGAACCAGAACCCATAGATATTGTTGCTGGCAAACCAGCGTTTGCATCCACGTAAGCTTTAGTGGTTAAGTCCATGTTATCAGAAGGGCTGTAGCTGGTATTGCCTACCCTGATAGAGGTAAAGCCGTTTGTATTACTGTTACGCCCTAGCATTAGCTGGTTAGCTTGGCCTGTCGTGGCATAGTAACCGATAGCTGCGCTATAATTATGAGCAGCGTTTGCTAGCAGACCATGTGCGATTGCATAAGTTCCTGTCGCATCTGTGCTTTGACCGATAGCGATTGTCTGGTTGCCTGTTGCAGCATTTGAATCATAGCCAATAGAAATGGCAGACGTAGTGCCAGCATTAGCCTGATAGCCAAGCGAAACACTATAATTACCACCAGCATCAGCCTCGTAACCAGCAGCTACGGCTGATGTTCCTGTTGCTGTTGCGGCAGTTGTGTTCGTTCCTTCCGCAGCAAGGTAATCAGTACCACCACCGCCACCACCAGAAGCGCTATCCACGTAGGCTTTTGTAGCCAAGTCCATGTTATCGCTTGGTGTATAGCTAGTGTTACCAACACGAACAGAAGTAAAGCCGTTAGTGCCTGATGCTCCCAGCATAAGTTGTCTGTCGGCTGTGGTTGTTGTTGAGTAGCCTAACGCAACAGACTTATCATAGTTATTTGTTGTCGATGCGCCAATAGCGATAGCATGGGTTTTTGTAGAAGTTCCAGCAGTTGCATCCCAACCTATCGTAATAGCACTCTGGCCTACCGCTTGCGCTCGATGGCCTAGAGCGATTGCGTAAGCGCTAGTAGCATTAGTTTTGAGATGTGTTGTGCTTGAATTAGAGCTACCAATAGCCACTGATTCAGCACCTGACGCTACAGCGTAGTTTCCAACTGCCAATGCCTCGCCTGAAGCAGTCGAATTACCGCCAAGAGCAAGCGCACCATTAGCGCCAGCAGATGCAGCACTGGTATTATTCGAAGCAATCCAATTTACTGAGCCACCACCACTAGAGGCAGCTGGGGTAAACGTAAAGACACCAGTTGAATTATCGTAGGCCAGAGAGCCGCTGCCGCTAGCGCTTGCTGTAGTAACCGATAAGTCTGACAGTGCGATACCAGCGTTGGTATCTACGTAACTTTTGGTCGTTAAGTCCATCGCATTAGTTGGTGTGTAACTGGTGTTACCCACTTGGATACTGTTGATAGTACCATTACCACTTGTACTGCCAAACATAACTTGATTGGCGGCTGTTGTCGTTGCAGATAAGCCAAACGCAAAGCTGTAGTTATGTAGTGCCTGTGACCCAGCACCCAGCGCAACCGCACTAGCACCTGTAGCATCGGAATTGTACCCAAGCGCAGTTCCGCTAGTGTTAGTCATCACTTTTGCATTACGGCCAATCGCAACAGAATTGTGGGTTAGTGCGCTTGAATTGTCACCAATCGCGATACTACGATTTGCGGTAGAAGGCACAGATGCGGCTAGACCGATTGCAATAGAATCAGTTCCTAGTGCAGATGCCGCAGTTCCTGTAGAATTGACTGAACCATAGCTACCCAAACCGCCACTGCTACCTGATGATGGTGTTTCTGGTTGCCAACCATTTGTGGTGTCATAGGTTAGCACCTGACCGTCTGTAGGCGTTGTAGACGCTACGTTCGACAAGTCAGATAGGCTTTCGCCAGTGATGTCGGTTAGATAGCTGCTGAGGTCAGGCTTTGTAAAAGTAAACTCACCATTAACTTGGTTATAGCTAAGATTGCCGCCACCACTTGCTACTGCTCCAGTAACAGCAGCCACTGATGACCTTGCTCTAGCAGTTGTATGATATAGGTTGGTCGAACCTTCTGTCAGACCATCTGTATCAGTAAGTGCAGCTGGCGCACCAGTAAGGTCAGAATATGCACCCGTAGTAGCAACAGTGGCCAGCGAGGATGTTGTGGCGTAGCCCGATAAGTCTGGCGGTGTTAGAAGAAACTGACCAGTTGCGTTGTTGTAGGAAAGCGAACCACCACCAGTAGCTGTGACTGTGCCAGCCGATAAATCAGTCAGTGCGATACCACCAAGCCCACTTAGGTCTGGCGGTGTAAATGTAAACTGACCAGTGCTGCTATTGTAAGCCAGCGCAGCAGTTCCAGCCGCAGCATTGGTTACACTCACCGCTGCTCTTGCTCTGGCATTTGTGTAGTACAGGTTAGATGAGCCCTCAGTAACATCGTTTGTATCGTGGTTACTCAAGCTGCTTACAGTGCCAGTGACGTTACCAATTAGGTTGCCCTCGAATGCACCAGCGACAAAAGCTTCGCTGCCAACACTCCACTTATCGTTGGTTTCATCCCAAACAAGTGTCTTGTTGGTCAGTGTACCTCGCTCGACTTCTATACCGCCATCTTCAGTCGGCGAAGAGCCAGTATAGTTAGAGTTTAGTGTGATAGTATTGTCAGCTAAGTTAATGGTTTCTGTATCAACAGTTGTGGTTGTGCCACTCACTGTCAAATCGCCACCAACAGTAATATTACCAGATGTCGTGATAGTAGCCACGCTGCCACCAGACAGCCGACTGTCTACTCTTGCATCTGTATAGTAGAGGTTTGAACCCTCACTAAGATTAGTTGTTGTTGATGATGTCTCATCTAACAGCTTGACCCAATTACCAGCGTGAGCAAAGTAGCCCTTGCCTGTTCCATGTACGTGGGCGAACATGCCATGGTAAGTCGAAGCAGATGGCAAGTTACCTTCAGCAGAGTACACGTTAGCAAACAATACTTTGTTGCCGCCCATATCTAGGTCAGAGGCAGTGATGCCTGATGCTGCTCTTGCATTAGTGAAATAAAGGTTAGTGCTGCCCTCAGTAATATCATCTGTTGTAGAAGGTATTGTGGGCTTTCCAGTAAGGTCTGCATAAGCGCCTGATGTTGCCACTGCTGCAAGGCTAGCTGTTAAAGCGTAACCGCTGAGGTTGGGTGGTGTAAATGTGAATACGCCTGTTGTATTGTCATAGGCTAAACCAGCAGCTCCAGCTGCGGCTGTAGTTGTTGAAAGGTCTGTTAACTCAATGCCACCCCCTGAAGAAGCGCCAGAGAAGTCTACAGTACCGCCACTCACGGTTAGACCATTAGTGATGGTAAGACCACCAAGTAATTCGAGGTCTGCTTCACTCATAATATGTACTCCTGAAATTAAACGAGGGTTGCTGTCCACTTAAAGACAGTTGAATCACCATTGCCAGTTTTGACTTGTAAGTAGATTTTATTGGTGGATGTGTCCCAGCGTGGTCTTAGGCGAATATTGCTAATGATGTGGCCGCTGCTTCCACTATTTATACCATTACCGAACCAAGGAGTTGTCATCCAGTTAGTAAAGCCGGGGGATTCTTTATTATAAGCCACATTTAGTTTCCCGTACCACGCACTAGCATTATTACCAGTGCCAACTTGTGCGGCTACAAGCACTTCAAACATACCCGTAAAACCATCGTCAGTATCAACAATCTCACCAGCGTCCACAAAAGATGTGCTGGTGGTTGTATATGTTCCTGTAACGATGTTAGGGCTTTGATTGCTGCTGCTACCGCCACCACCACTGCTTGAAACAGTTGCTGGCTTCCAATAGCTGTTTGCATTATCCCATGTTAGCACTTGGCCATCGGCTGGCGTTGCGTTGTTAACATCCGATAGGTCTGCAAGGTTTTCACTGTTGATGTTCTGAAGGTATGGGCTTAGATCAGGTGGTGTGAATATAAAATCACCAGTGCTACTATTATAATTAAGAGTAGCGTTACCGGGTGCATTGTTTGACGCACTTAAATCAGTCAGCGAAATACCACTACTGCTACTTGTTGGGGTGATAGGTTGCCACAGTGAAGTGCCACTATCCCAAGTCAATACCTGATTGTTTGCAGGGGTTGCAGTACTTACATCATTTAAGCCACTTAGAATTGTAGCCCCACCACCCCCACCAGAAGGAGCAGCAACAAATTCAAGTGCAGTAGCGCCTGAGTTTACAGCCAGATACTGCCCGGCTGTACCTAGTGATGCCGGGGTATCTGTTAGCCCTGTAAAGGTAGAAGTACCAGAGCCAGAATTGTTATCTACATATGACTTTGTAGCCAAGTCCATTGCGTTAGATGGCGTATAGTTACTATTGCCAACACGAACGGAAGTTAGCGCACCGACATAGCCACTGGCTGCACCTAGCATAAGCTGATTGGCTGCATTAGCTACTGCGTTTGCACCCAGTGCGGTAGAACCAGCATTTGTGCTGGTGCTAGTATTGAGGCCAATCGAAACGCTGCTAGCGCCATTCACTGTTGCGCTGCTGCCTATCGAGATGCCATTAGTTGCACTAGATCCAACTACAGCTGCTTTACCGATAGCCACACTGTCAGTACCAGACGCAGATGGCTGTGTACCGCTAGTAGTTTGGATATCGACATAATCCTCACCACCACCAGCTGCTGTAGATGCGATTGTAAGGCTATTTCCTGCATCATTGTAAGTCAGGGTGATGTTTGAGCCAGCTGTAAGTAAGCTGTTTACTCTATCATCAACGCGCTCATTAGTATGGTAGAGGTTGGTAGTACCTTCAGATATGTCATCAGTGCTTGGGGTGACAGTAGCTATACCATCCTCAGTAGAGTTCACCATGAGATAACGATAAGCCTGACCAGTGTAGTTTGGTGGGGTATCTGTTAAACCAAGAAACGTAGAAGAACCACTCCCACCTGTTGCGGTGCTAGCTATTGTTAAAGTATTAGCCGCATCGTCATAAGTTAAGGTCACATTGTTACCAGCTGTAAGCAGGGCGTTTACCCGGTCATCTACGCGCTCATCTGTAAAGTACAGATTGCTGCTGCCCTCAGTCAGGCCGTCAGTGTTCTGTAGGTTGTTAGCTGAAGCTGTTACATCCCAGCTGCTCCCTGACCAGATATAAAGCTGGCTTGTACCCGTATCGAAGTACATCGATCCAACTTGTGTCGTAGATGGAGCAGAAGAATAAGCACCTAGATAATATTGTTGAAAGCTGTTTAAGCTGCTCTGTGCATTAATAGCGCTGGTGTTTGCTTGGGTGGCTGAGGTGGCCGCCTGAGTAGCGCTGCCAGCAGCCTGAGTAACTGCGGTCTGAATACTGTTTTCAACAGCCGGGGTAGACCCGCTGCTCTTATAAAAGCTGCTGGTGGACATTAGTGTGCATCCTCATATTTGTAAGCCGGAGCTATCTGTTGAGTAGAGCCGTTCAGCTCTTGGTCATTCGCTTGCTCTTGAACCTCTTGTAGGAACGCTTGGTACTTCTGTTCGAAGATAGACGCACGTTCATCTAGGTAATAATCTGCGGCATATGTAAGCGCAGCATAAATTAACAAGTCAGGGGCTGAAGTGGTTAGGGCGTTTGTGTCGGCATCAGCGGTTAGGGGCTCGAAATCACCGTAGTAATACAAAACCAGCTCACCATCGCTAGGCTGCGGGTGTATAAACACTGATTCTTGCTGCCTTGTAAAATGAGTTGGGCGGCCAGCCACAGGGCTTTCTGTGTAGGCTCTAAATTGCGAATTCGGCAGTCTAATCAAAACGCGGTTCTTATAATACAGGTCGATGAATTCGATGAAATCAGACGGTAAAGTAAAAGCCGCAGTTTGTGATGTTAGAGTTATGTTTTGCACTTGCTCATTCATACCTGCTCTGAGCTGCCGGGATACCCTGCGAATACCCTGCCCTACAAATGTTTCTGTAAGAGCAGCGGTATTGTCAGAGCGGTTCAGTAGGCTCTCAAAGTGTGTCTTAACTTCACCATAGTTCATGATTATGCACCATATCGTTTAGGTTGCTTCTTCTTAGCTGGCTTTGCTGTCTTAGCTGCTTTCTTAAACTGTGCAGCTGTAGGGGAGCCCTTAGAGCCGGGCTTCCTCATCTTCTCGCCACTACCAGCTTTTATTCTGGCTCTCTTTTTGTGAATGTTGGCATACAATCCATTACCCATTCTAATATCCTCCCTTGCTCTTCTTCTTGCATTTACCAGCGCGTTTACAGGCCACAGTGGTGCGGCAGCCTTTACATGGTTTCATCATTTACTTCTCCGTGATTTCTTGCCGCTGCACTTCCATTTCTTACGTGATAAGCGTAGTGGGCTGTTAGGGTCTCTGGCGGCAGCCGGGTGCTTCTTCATCTGTCCAGCAGAACGCGCACAGTAGCTGTCACCACGGCTAGTGCCGGGTGCGATAGTATAGCCCTTAGCACCGTACTTGACCGTCTTAGTGCGGCCTGTTTTAGGGTTCTTAACCTTCTTGCTATACTTCTTTTCGGCCATCTCTAAACTCGCTTGCTAGTCGCTAGGAAATCTTCTAAGCCCTCTGCTTTTAGCTTCTTCACGATATCGGCTGGCTTTATGTTTCTATCGCCTAAAATATCAAAGCCCTCGCGCATCCATTTCTCGACAACTACTGTCGGGATGCTGGCCACCTTCATAAACTCACCCTCGCGGGTCTGTGTACTATTGTGGCGCATGTCAGCGAGGTTGCTTAGGAAACTGTCTGGGATGTGCTGCTGGTGCTTTCGGTGTACTCCGTCAGCGTTATCAGCGTAAGTGGTATCGATGCCAATTAAGCTTGGCTGTTTTTTATCTGTCATTATTCTGTCCTTGGAATGAAAGGTGGCAGCCCAAGTAAGGAGAGCAAAACCTCAGACTACCACCTATTATGTTAAGCAAAACAAAAGGGGCATCCCTAAGGACACCCCTAATCGTTAAGCTTTATGTGCAGAACTTACGTCAGGTCGGTAATCATACCGTCCGCTGAGAAGTTCATATGCTTCAGTGAGTATTCACCCACAACAGCATGTGTGTCGGCATCGGATGTCTTTGCCAACAGTTCGCGTGTGAACGGACGCAGTACAACTGAGCGCCACATTGCAGGGTCAATTAAGAATGCGTGTGTGGAAAGTTGCTCTCTCGAAAGCGTGACCCTAAGTTCGCCGAAGCTAGACACGTACAGGTCAATTACATTCACCAATGCAGTGCCTGTATCGAAGTCACGAGTACGCCCAGATGATGCAGCAAAGTTTGACACGACAGTGGCGTCTGCGGGTTTTATGAGCAATACGCTGGGGTCTGATCCATTGTTGTAGCAGTCCTCATGCAGCTCTAGAAGCTTAGCTTCAGTCAGCGCTGCTGTACCCTGTGAAACAGATGTTGAAATCTGCTGGGTGGCTGATGCCATTTCACGGGCGGCTGATGATGTACCTGTTACAGCAGCATTATCCACACCAACGTAAGCATATTCTAAGTCTTTCTTTATGCTTTTCAAAACCTTTGAAAGTTGATATGCGGTTTCTTTAGCTCTACCATAGAGTGCAATGGCATCGGCTGTCGCTGTGACTTCAAAAGTTTCCGATAACACTTGAGTATTGTTAGTACGCATTGTGGTTGGCGAGATTGTGCCAGCTGAGAAGGTGTGACCTTCAATTTGTGCATTAGCACCACCAGCGCGGATGGTATCTTCTTGCCATTCGAACACACGGGCTGAGCATTTCTCTTGCTTAATCAGCGTGGTGAAAGGTGTTGCAGTCGGCGAAATGTTTGTAATTATTGAAGAAACGTCCTCTTTAATTCCAATTTGATCATATGTGGTGAATTGAGCCATTGGGATAGATCCTCTCTATATATTAAGGCTGTTGGGTTACTGTTCCCAGCGAGACATAATAAGAGCGACTGCATCATCAGGGTCAGAACTGGCGGCAACCTTAGCAGCTAGCTTTTGCTGCTTTTCATTGCGAGATGCCGCTGCGTTTTGTGGTGCCTTCTTAGATTTCAAGACACGTTTAGCAGGAGACTTTCTCTTTTTAGTTGCAACCTTCTGTGCGGCATCAAACATACGAGCCTTATTAAGGATGGACACTACAGCAGGGTCTACGATGGTATCCACCATCTCCTGTTGCAGTCCTTGGCCTACTGCGTAAGCCCGGATATCGTTGTAGAGGTTGTTAGACCAATCAGGAATAGTATCCTGAAGTACCTTAACTGCCTCTGTTGCTTGTTCTTTAAGTTGTGCTTGCTGCTGTTGTTGCAGGTCACGGAAGTAGCCATCAGCTTCTTCTTTTACAAACTTTAGATTATCCTCAGCGTCTTTAGCTTCTTTGCGTAATTGAGCAAAGTCACCGTCAGATAGCTGCTTAGATGCAAGCATCATATCCACCTCTTGATAAGGCTTAGCGCGTTCTTCAGCTTGCTGTATTAGCCGCTGGAAAACTACGCCTGTTTTCTGGATTGATGATTCAGCTTCTTTTCTTAGTTTCGCTGTTTCTTGAGACTTACGAGTTAGTGAAGCTTCCTGTCCATATAGGCGTTTCAAATCCGATACTGATGCTTGTACTACGTTACCGTCCACAGTGACTTCGACAATTTGCTCATCAGCCAATACTTCGACTTCAGTAGCTTCATCATCCTCTTCTGCTTCTTCTTCCGTAGATGCTTCTTCAAGGTCAGTATCTTCCTCTTCTTCATCCTCTATTTCTTCTTCTGCTTCTTCATCCGACAGCTCTAGCTCTGTCTCTTCAGCTTGAGTATCGGCTGCCTCTGCTTCTTCTGGTTCAGATACCTCAGCCTGAGGGTCTTTCCATCGTGCAAGAATGGCTTCTTCTGGATCTGCCAGACCTGTTAAAGGGTCTAAAGGTAAATCCATCTGTTGTGAGGGGTTTTGCTGTTGGTCGCTCATGGTAGACCTATTCCTCTTCGTTGCTGTCACGCTCTATCATCTGGTTACGCACCTGAACGCGCTGGTTCAGTGTAGCCATGATGTCTGTAAGGCCTCTGTATTGGTTATAGATGCGCTCACGCTCATCTGTAGCTTCCGGCTTTGTATTTACAAACTGGCCGAATGATTGCTCTACGAGGCTGTTTATAATTGTGATAAAGGTTTCTTGATTCAGCATTGCTTCTGCATCATCGCCCATCTTTATCAGGGTTTCATCACGGACTGTTTCTGGTGATTTAGTCAGCTCTTCTTTAACTTGGGTTGTGTTTGCTTTGGCCATTAGTCATTTCTCCTTTAGCCTGTGGGTGACACAATTCCGCGCTTATCTTCAGTGGTCTTGAGTATCTCAAGCTCACCAAGGTCAATGCGCTTCTTATGTGCCAGTTGCTCTTCTTTCAGATCCATACTGTCAGAAGCTATTGAGTGCTGGGCTTGTACCTTCATGGTCTCAAGCTCCAGCTTTAACTGAGCTATCTGGGCGTCTGTCGATGCCTTTAGTTCAGCTATCTGGGTTTGCCGCTCTTGAAGCTCCATTTGCTTCATAGCCATCTGCTGCTGCATTTGCTGTGCAGGGTCAGGCTGCTGAGGCGGCATTTGGTCTGGTCGGGTGATGTAATCATCCACGTTCAATACATCCTGTTTCTCAAGGAGCATCTTCATTAGCTTGTAGCGGTTCTCTGGGGTGTAGAAAGGCTGCAAGGCCGGGTCTTGGCTGAAGAGCTGGTGGATAGCTAGGTACTTACCTGCTTCCCGCTCTTTCTCGCCATAGCCTAGCGATAGCTCTACAACTACGTCCCTTCTGTCATCCCACTGTGATGGGTCTACTGGTACGTACTGCCCCGCCAGCTGTACTATCTTCTCTTCTGATTCATTTTCTAGACAGAGGCGGTAAACCTCATGGAAGAGTGGGCGCAAGAATTGATTGGCAAATTGCCGGGCAATTACTTTCTGCCGCTGCTGAGACATGCTAGATAGCTGCTCAACTAGGGCAGCACTATTTTGCTTACTCACCGCATCTTTGTTCATACCCTTCGATAGCCCGGAGATGCCGCTAGTATCTTCTGCATCATCCTCTAGCAGCTGTAGGGTCTGGAAGATAAAGGGGTTTAGAGGTGATTGTGGCAGCGCAGATATAGCATCAGGTCTGGACACATTGACGAGGCCTCCGATCCTTGCATCGATCAGCTCTCTGGGCGAACTGAGGCCGCCCTTAACAACCATATACCGGGGGTTATTAGTCATTACAGCGTGGTCAAGGATGCTGCGCGTCAATACAGACCGGGCGTTCTGTGTGCCTATCAGCTTGTCAGCAAAGTTAGAGCCGTAGAAAGCGTGAGGGATAGGCAGCGGGGTGAATACACAGAAAGGCATCCTATCCACTTCATACATATCCAGCAGGGCATTCCCGGCCTTACAAATCTTATGCAGCCGGGCGATACCAGTGCCATCAGGGTCTAGCATTATGTAGCACTCATAGACCATTACGCTGCGTACTTGGTCTTGGTAACCACGGGCAGAAAAGCCCCGGTCAGCGCCTATATCGTCATGCCGGGCTAATACTTCAGGGTCGGTCTCCATTTCGACATCGCCATGCTGCGTAGTGCCAATCTTAGAGATTAGCTCTTCATCATAGCCCATCTCACGCAGCTCAGTGAGCGTCTTACGCTCTCTGTGAGCGCAGAAATTAATGGTATCTAGCGAGACCGCCTGAGGCTCGATAATAAATGTCTCAGGCGCAATAGCTTCTACTACCACCTGACTTTTATCCACTGCCCGGCTTATCTGGCCGCTGTTGAGCCCGATAGCATCCCGCTCGTTCTCTTCAAGCTCTACAGCTTCATCAGCTAGTAGTATGTCCAGCTCTTCATCTGTGAGGCGGCTAAACTCTTCTAAGGGGTACTCTGTGCGCTCATCATAATACACTTTGGCTACCCCACAACGGGCAATCAGGCCATCGTGGATCACGCTAGACATTACATCAAAGAAATCATTCTGCCTGAACAGGACGTAATCAGTGTACTCACTAGCAACCTCAGCGCTGACTACATCATCAGCATTTTGTGGAGCAAAGTGTACAATCTTCCGGCCAGCTGCGAATGTTTCCAGCAGCGCTGCTTTCATGCTGTTAACAGCGTCATACACATCCATAGAAATGTATTTACTGTTGCCATCATGGGCTGGCTTTGGCAGCTCAGCATTATAGTATTCAGTTACCCGCTTACGCTCCCGCGATAGCTCTGAATCATAATAGCCGACTGAGCGTGATACGTTATCGTCTACAATAGCGACAACCTGCTCATCATTTAAAGGCTTATATTCATCTTTATGCGCCATAGTTATACCATCTCAATGTAAAGTTCATTTGGGGTCTCCACGGGTTCCCACGCACCCTCATGCACGTAGTTCGCCAGAGCCAAGCTCATCACGCAGTCATCAAAACAGGACGGTTCAGCTTCCATGCTGCCGCTCTCTGTCACGATGTAAGTGAGCATTTCTCTGATAGTGGTCTTGTCATTTAGCTCCAGCTCACACTCACGCATTGACGCCCGGAGCTGGTCTATGATTAGAGGTTTAGTTTTAGCTGTTGTGCTGAAGCCTAGCTTTACGGTCTCCCGGTCAGTAAGCTTGTCATGCTGCACTTCAGTATAAAAGTTGGGATAGTTAAGGTCTTTACCTAGCCGGGTGCATGTCAGGATGCCGTGGCCGTTATTCTCTACAATTATAAATGCTTCATTATAGTAGTCACCCAGCGCGTATAGCACTTCCGCAAAGTAGTCAGGATGCACTTGGCCTCGCCATGTAGCCACCTGACGTTTCTTGCTATCCAATACTTGAGCCACACTAAAGTCACCATTTCTAACTCCCATAGCTACGTCAGCGCCAATGATATATCGCTCACCCTCATCGTGGTCTCTGTAAGTGGTAAGCTCACCACGGGCATGGTTTACCCACTCGTCTGTTTCTAATGCCAGCCGCTGCTGCACATCTCGCGTATCGTCTAGCAAATCTACGAGCTGGTCAGGGTTGAATACAGGACGCCCGGTGGTAAGGAAGGCCTCGTCTGGGTAGCTGGGAAACTCTTGCCGGAATAGGTCGATGCCGTTTTGCGCTATCTTACGTCTACGGAACATAAGCTGCTGGTCATCGAGCTTGTACTTTTCTACCAGCTCCTCTTCTTCCGGGGTTCTCTCGAACTTGTCCGGGACAGCTTCCCGGTACTCCGGGTCTGTAAACCATGGTATAAATACTGGGATGAAACCGTTGGTGCCATCCACGGCACCCTTCCACATGTTAAAGAAGGTGCCATTTACGCCATTAGCTGTACTCTCTACGAATACTGCTGTTCCTTTAGCGTTTGGTACAGCCTGTATAAGGCCATTCCATGTTTCTTCAGCATTACTTTTAGGCCAAAACGCAAGCTCTGATGCATGGACGCAGGTAAGGGTCTCTCCCCTGCCAACCGCTTCGCCCCCAGCTGTTGCGACAATGTAACTGCTATCGAGAACGTCAAAGCTTAACTCCCGTCTAGATGAATACTTAGTGGATGGTTTTAGTATCTCAGGACAATTCTGATGATATCTTTTAGTCATATCAAACAGCGCTCTGGTACTGTCGCTATGGTGCGTAATCACCATCGCTTTACGCGCTTTGTTTTGACTGACGCTGAAGTAGAGGTAGCCACCTACATAAGTGGATAGCCCCTGCTGCCGGGCTTTCAATATTATGACCCGTATCTTACCTTCAGTTTCAAGCTGTCTGGTTATTGCGTCATCGAGTATTTGTTGGGCGTTATTCAAAACTAAAGGGGCTACATCGCCCCTTTTTGTTCTAATCTTTAATGCTGCTTTAGAGTAATATGCAAAATCAGTGTGTAGTCTCTTGCGGATCTCTTTCAGCTTCTTGTCCATTGGTTTGCTCTTCCTGTAGTAGCCCTTCTAAGAAGCTCTCAGCCTGACTGATAGCCATCTCTGATTTGCTAGCTGGTTTCTGTTTAGTGAAATCGAGTACAAGCCTAGCTGCTGCCAGCCTGTCTCTGGTGGCATCAGGTGAACGCATCACCTCTACAGCGGTGGTTAGAGCCTCTTTGGCATAATTATCTTCTACGCCTATCTTCTTAGCCATAACATCTACTACCTTTTCTGCTTCACCTCTCAGATGCTCCCTGAGAGGTTCTATGGTGTGTTTACGATGCCCATCAGGCACCCCTAAAGGCCTACCAGCATTGTTACGCTTTTTAGTAGACCACTCTTTGCGTTTAGCTCTCCCCTCTGGTGTTTCCATCAGGGTTGCAAAGTAGTTCTTCTTAGGGGCTCTTTGTGGGTGGCTGCCGTTGCCGTATCGTGGCGGGGCTTTTGCCCGTTGCTTTCTGGGTTTATCTGTCATATAAGCTCACCTCATGCGGTTCCGTAGCTCAACTGGATAGAGCAATTGACTTCTAATCAATAGGTTGGGGGTTCGAGTCCTCCCGGAATCGCCAATCTTATGCAGAGAGAGCGCCCTGTCCTAAGGCTAGCGCGCCTTTCTTTTGCTCTTCTTCTTCATCACCCATTGCCAGCATAGCCATAATTGAAGCTACAACTGTTGCAAATGGAGCTGAATAAAACTGTACAACTTTGGATGTAGGTGATGAGGCTGAGTTTAAAAGCTTCTGCACAAACGAAGCTGCATTGGGAGCCATCTTCTTGAAAGTAACTGGGTCTATAAAGTAAGATGAAATGCCATCTGCCAAAAGCTCTTCTGGTCTATGCAAATAATACACCTCATGCCGCCGCATGGCATAATCTGAGATACCCGTCATATCATATACTTCTCGCACACGTATCTGCTTTGTAGTCCCATCAAGATCGTCAGTCACGTTCAAAAGACCTGTACGCTGTAGATTAACGAGTTCATCAAGAATGGTTTGTGCTTGCTGTTGGTCTACCATTATCTGCTTTTTGCTAGGCGTTTTTACCTTTTTGCCAGCTGCTGCATACATAACTTGAACCAAGTAATCACGCAGTGAATTAGAAGATATACCCTCACTTGGAATAACTTTACCTTCCATATATGAAGGGAAACCCGCAAAGGAACGCTCACGCTCACTTACCGGGTCAGAGGGTAGTCTTTCTATGCCATGTCCTAGCTCATGGAACGCATTAAAGATAGATTGGAGAAAGCTTACAGATTTACTCTTATTACCTTTAGGGTTTGTGTATTGGTCTAGTACAGCAATTGCACCTTCTACGGACTCCCCAGATTCATAATCTTTGAGGCTTCTATCTGCAAATCTGGGCTCCAACATGAAGCCACCAACAAACTTATCGGAAGGGGCATTCTCAGATGAACCAAAGCGCTTGCCAGTATCCTTAAACATTCTATTAGGATTGGCATAAATATCAAAAGTGTAACCAATAGCGTTAGCTATCAGTTTAGCTACACGCCTGTCCTGAATACCATTCTCGAAAGGGGTGCCTTTTTTACCAACACCAATATGGCCACCTGTACCTAGTACAGCTATAGCTGCATCTAGCTGGTCTTTTACTTCTTGTTGCGTGGGCGGCCTAGAACCTCCCTTTCCACTTCCGGGGGTAAAGTTGAAAGTAGCTCTTGTCTGGGGCTGTCCACCCCCATCGGGGTCACCCGTGCTAGCTTGCTGAACCCCTCCGCTAACAAGTTGTCCACCTTCTTCCTTGAGGACTTTGCTGAGGTTTTCTTTGTTGACTTCTGGTCTGTCATAATAAGCACCTTCTAAGCTCTCGCTTACACTAAAGTCGCTTGGTATAATACCATCGCTTTTCTTCTTTTTACGAATACGGTCTAGCACCTTTGCTGCCCCGGCTGGTGTAAATTCGAACATATTACCCAAGCCATCAGGCAGCTGTATGTAGGGCTGGCCAGTTTGTGGATTGTACCCGTAAACCGCACCTGAATCAAATCGGTTGTAACGGCCTTCACGGGTAATGATGTGGTCGTAGGGATTAGGTAAGCCCATTGCCTCATTGATGATACCGCTGATAGTTCCGTGGTCTACTTCCTGAGCTGAGCTAGCTACCCAGCTTTCCCAGTGGTAACGTCCCATGCTAAAATCAGCACCTCTACCTAGCTGCTCATATGCTGCTTGCACAGTAGGGGCTAAATCGCGTTCTAAAGCCTCATAAATCATAAGACCCATAGTATCGTCACCTAGCGACTGTATAGATGAGCCAGCAATTTGTTTTTTATCTATCTTTGTAGGGTCATAGATGTTGAAGCCCTCGAAGCGTCCATCATCAAACATATTCCGAAACTGAATACGGTCTAACACCATCACATCATTGCGGCCAGCAACTAGCAGCATAAATGAGAGAACCTTATTATTGATGCCTACGCCTGTATTTAACTTATGAAACTCTCGCCTTACATCTCTGCCAGACATGTCGCTAGCCATCATATCATGTAAGCGCTGCATAGGTGTTATGCCCGTTTCCGGGTCTTTAATAGACATTTTACGCAGCAGTGTTTCACCGAATGCGTTTAGATTATGAGTGCTACCAGCTCCGGGTGTGTTCTTTGGTACTGTTCGTTTTACCCACTTCAAGTAATCTTTGACATCGAAGGTACCGTCAGCTGCTGCTTGTATATGTTTTCCGATACCCTGCTTGTTACCTCTATCAGTTACGATATCTAGGAACATACTTTCTTGGATGTAAGGTGAAACGCCACGGCTAAGAATGCCCCACAGTAAAAGCTTACCAGTAATGTCAGCATGTGCGCTGCCACTTTCATAAGCCTCTCTAAACTGCTCAGCAGCAGAGAAGCCATCAGCTGCAAGCTCTCGCTGCCCCGGTGTTAGCCCACCGATTTGCTCTACAATCATCTGTGGGTTTTGCGCCATTTCCAGCGCTCTAAATGGTATTAAAGGTACTGAGCCATCTTTATTAGCTTTACCCATCGCATCAGCGAGGTAATCCATGAAGGCATCAGGGGATGCTAATGTATTAGGATGGTCTGCTAACAGCTGGTCTAGCGCATCTATTTGTCTAGCTGCGTTCTTAGGGTTAGAGCTAGCAAGTATCTTGCGAGGGTGGTCATATTTCTTGTCAGTACGTACACGCAAGAAAGGTAAAAAGCCCATCTCTGTTTTATCGGCAGGGTTAAACTCTGTAGTAAGCTGCTCACCATTAGGCTGCGATAGTATCGGTGTACTGCTCTCATTTACCTGAACGTCTTGCTGCTTAGGTACAATTCTAATTGTATCGTAGATAGGAGCAATCCGGCCTGATGATTTAACCTTAATTTCACCAATCTTACGCCCATATTCCAGCTCACCAAAGCCGCGAGGGCGCATAGTCGGTTCATCTTGCTTGCTACCATCAGCTCTTAAAGGCTTTCTGTATAGCTCAACGGGTATATCTGCCTCATATTGCAAGGCAAACTGATGCCCCTCTTTATTGTGATCCACAGTCACAATAAATGACTGAGGCATATTCTCAGGGTTATCTACCCATTCATATAGATTAGGGCGCACTAAATTACTGTGCCAGCGAGTGCCATCTGCTTTATTAGGGGTAGCTGACTGCTCAGGGTCTACTTCTAAAGCACCCCTGCCCTTATCAGTGATATATACCCGCGCACCACCATAGCTATTACCAGTAACATCCTCTGTCCCGGCCTGATAGTTTCCTTGGTCTACTTCTATGCCATCAATCTTGTTATAGAGGGCTTTTGTTTTAGGAAATATACTTGTACCTTCACCCGGAAGCGGTACTGCCATGTCGTTAGTGATTACATCATTCTCTTGCTGCCCGGCTACCCGGTTGATGTATGGCATTAGGTATTTATCAGCTAAGGCTGGGTCTGACAGGCTACGCTCAGCATCTACACCCACTTGCTGCGCCTTATTCACCGGGTCTAGACCTAAGTTACCCCGTAAATCTTCCAGAGCGCTTAGCAAGACCACCTTATCGCGTGGGCTGATAGTAGTATCATTTGATACCTCATCAGCTAAACGGTCTGCTGCCTCTCTGTTAGCTTCGATGCCACGCACGTACCCGGCTGATACATCTCTAGGGGCTGGAGCTACGCCTGTAGGGGTGCTGCCCGTAGCTGGTACTGTGGTAGTGTAGTTCTCTGAGAGCTGCGCTGCTAGCTGCGGATTTGCCAACTTAGAATACTCAGGGTTGTTAGCAGCTACAGTCTTAATCTCTCTAATAAGCAGGTTTAAGCCCGGAAACTTCCCGGCAGTTACTGGGCGCTGACCTGTCACACTGTCAATGAAGTCACGCGCTGGCTGAGCTAGATTAGGGTCACGCGCTGCAACATCCCGCGCAATCTCCATGATTACTTCGGTAGGCAAGCCACCTGTTGCAATAATCATAGTTGCTTCAGGGCTACCAGCAGTTGGTAAATTACCCCTGATATAGGCGTCCTGTCTGCCTAGCTGCTCTGCTTCGTTATTACGAGCTTCTAACGCTTGTGCCTGTTCCAGTATCGATGGCTCAGTGAGTGAGGTCATACCCTCACCCTTACGGTTTCTATTTACATACTTGTTCACTCTAGAGCGGTTGCCTGTAACGGCATCAATTGCCCGGCCAGCTCCTACAGCTGCTGTTTGACCTAGTAGGGACATGCCACCAGTGTTTGTAGCGATACCACCTGAGATAAGAGGACGTAGCAGCCGCTCAGCGTTCTGAGCGCCCCGGTCATACCCGATACCTACGCCAAATGGCATTAACTGGTCGGTAAACTGTGATACACCACCTTGAAAACCAGCGTTATGCAATTTAGTAAGCTCATTAGTCTTACGCATAACATTGATAAGCTCACTGCCCTCTTTAGTGTTACCTACCAAGCGCTCTACAGCTGCAAACTCACGCTGTCCTACTATGTTTTTAGTTTTAGTACGTGCTTCCCGGTATGCCAGCTGCGCTAGCATCTTGTCGATTTGGACAATCTCAGGGTCAGTGTCTTTCTTACCTAACTGCTCTTTCAAAACATTACGCAGACGCTGCATATCGCCATCATAGCGAACATGCTGTAAGTCTAGCGCTTGTCTCGAGCCTCCTGTCGAGGTTTTCCCTACATCTTTTAGGTCTAAACCTTCTTCTTGCGCTATTGTTTTTAAATCTCTAGCAAAGTCAGCGGCTGCCTGAGCATCATCTGGCTTATTAGCTGGGTTACCTATAGTGGATGGGTCTCCAATTGCATTGGCTACATCAATAGTACCCCGGATGCCTGTACCAGCACCGAAGCCGCCTACTGCACCCGCAGCAGCTTGGTCTAGTGCCGTTGCCGGGTCGAAGCCAGCATCAGTGCCTAGTGTTTGGCCAGCATATTCCAATGGGCTTTGTACGGCTTCTGTGGCGCTCTCTCTCACACCAGCCTTGATGGGGCGGGTAGCAATGTTACCACTAACACCACCGAAGATACCTTTAGCACCGAAGCGCTCAGCTGCTGCAATACCCGCTGCTGAAACCATAGCGGCAGCTACGTCA